TCATCTTCTCATGCAATAACATCATCATATGCTTTAAGCAGTGGAGGTGTTGGAGGATTATGGACAGCAAGTAATGGACAAATAACAAGAGATAGTGATGTTGAAATAAGTGGTTCATTATTAATGAGTGGCTCGATTATTCCAAATAAAAGATTTACTTATGATTTAGGTTCCCTTACAAAATCTTGGAGAAAATTATATGTTCAGAGTTCATCAATTGAATTTGTTTCTGAAAGTGTTAGTATAGCAACATTATCAGCACTAAACACAGGAGAATTATCAGGGTCATTTACTGGTTCTTATGCTGGGGATGGCAGTAGTTTAACAAATGTTCCTTCTACTTTAAATACAGGTAGTTTAGGAAGTGTAACAATAACAGGAAGTTTAACAGTAAGTGGCAGTAGTACACTAACCAATATAGGAGACTTATCACAAACCGGATTATTAAAAGTTACAGGATCTTTAATTTTATCAGGATCTTTTGTAGATTTTAGATTAGCCAAAGGAGTATCGGGGTCTTTTAGTGGAAGTTTAGTAGGACCAACATCTGCAAGCATAGCTTCAAACATTGCAACCAATTTATCAAATATAAGTACACTTACTACCAAAACAGGTAGTTACGCATCAACTGGTTCAAATACCTACACAGGAACACAAGAGATAACCGGTTCTTTAAGTGTGTCAGGAAGTGTAAAGTTTCCTACCCTACAAATAACAGGAAGTAATTGGGCAGGAACAGCAACATCAACAGGATCTGATACTGGAGGAGGAACTTGGCATCATGATACTAATGCATCCGGAGCTCCTAATGATATCTATGCTGGAACTACATTCCAAAGCGTGCATTACACTCCCACTAATCATTTAGTTTTACATAATTACCATTTCACTATACCATCAACAGCCATTATAACAGGGTTTAAAGTCGATATAGTCCGTAAAGCAAATATANCAGCNGGCCCNGCTACACATTACAGAGTAGTAGATTATAATGTAAGTTTAATAAAAAATTATACTGCTTCTATTGAATCCAATGATACCGGTTCTAATTTAAGTGGTTATGTTGATTATAATAATCATAGGGCACCTCTTACTTTAACAGTAGAAACTGCTTCATTTGGTTCGCCTTCATCCTCTTTTGGACAAACTTGGACTCCAGCTGAAGTTAATGATGAGAATTTTGGGATAAATTATCAAACAGAAAATGGAAGAGGTGTAGCATCCGGATTCACATATGGACCTCAGGTAGATGCAATACAAATATCATGTTACTACTATTCAGGATTTGGAATAGCAACTGGTGACCCAGGAAATTTTGGCGAATTATTTTATACTAGTTCAAATGCATTCGGCGGGTCATTAGACCTAAATGTACTTTGTATTTCCAAAGGATAAATGAGGATTAGTTTTCTGTTTATAATTAAGTTGCTTCCGGAAGTTTTTGATATTTATATAAAAAGGTAAACAATGGCAGTAAACATTCCAATTTGGCCCGGATCATCATCATTCTTTCCGGGAGATACTCCCTTCGGATTTTATGATAACGAACTATTATTTCAAACCGAAGCAGATAATGCTGCCGAATGGTGTGCGAGAAGATTAGGATATCCAATAAATGATATTGAACTTCAGGATATAAACTTTTATACTTGTTTAGAAGAAGCAGTATCAGAATATAGTAATCAAGTAAATACATCTAATATACGTGATAACTTAATTAATTTGCAAGGCGAATCGACATCTTCTAATTTAACACAAAAATATGTATCGGCAAATTTTGGTGGGCTAATTACTTTAGCTAAAGAATATGGTTCTGAAGCTGGTAGTGGAGGAACATATAATGTTTACACCGGATCTTTAACAGTTACCACCGGTAAGTCGTTTTATGATTTAACAGATACTAGTCTGGTGTCATTCGAAAGTGGTTCTCCAGCAACTACTAATTTTGAAGTAACTAGAATATTCCATGACCCACCACCTGCTATAGTAAAATATTTTGATCCATTTATAGGTACTGGATTAGGATCCCAGAACATGTTAGAAATGTTTGGATGGGGTAATTATTCTCCNGGCGTTTCATTTATGATGATGCCGATGTATGCCGATGTACTTCGAATTCAAGGAATAGAATTTAATGATCAGATACGAAAATCTGGATACGGATTTCAATTAACTAATGACAGTAGATTGAGATTATTTCCAATCCCTACTTATAATTTTAAGTTATGGTTTAATTATATAGATCAAGCTGATCGTGGCCGGCCATTACGTAGTAATTACGCTGGTATATCAGATTATAGTAATATTCCGTATGATAATATGAAATATACGACTATTAATTCAGTCGGACGACAATGGATTAGAAAATATACACTAGCTCTAGCTAAAGAAATGTTAGGTTATATAAGAGGAAAGTATGCAACGTTACCAATACCTAACGCAGAATTAACTTTAAATGGAGCAGATCTAATTGCCGCAGCCGGCACAGAAAAGGAAGCGTTAATACTTGAGTTAAAAGAAACGTTAGAAACTTTATCCAGACAAGCTCAGTTAGAAAGAAAACAAGCTGAGTCTGATGCTTTACAATTGCAATTAAATAAGATACCGCTTAAAATTTATGTAGGATAATTATGGCTTTATTTGGAAGTGGCAGAGATGCAAGTTTAATTAGAAGTGTTAATAGAGAACTTATTAACCGATATGTTGATGTTGAAATTGAATGGTATAAACTTTCTTTGCCTGATACACGCGAAAATATATACGGTGAATCGGATAATAAACAATATTATCGACCTGTAAAGTTACATTGTTTGGTACTTAAAGAACCATTAGAAATGGCAGGAGATGATTATGGATTAGAAGGTACACGTACCGGTACTTTTGCGTTCCTCCGGGATGATTTAAAAGATATTAGTGCTATAATCGAAACTGGAGATATCTTATGGTGGGATTTAGAATATCATGAAGTTGATGTCGTACATGGTAGCCAATATTGGTCAGGAAGGAATCCAGATACAAATCTAGGATTTACAGAAGGAGAAATAACAGAATTTGGGTATAGTGTAAGTATTGTTTGTGATACCCATGTAACCAGAAGAAATAGATTAAATTTAGTAGAAGTAAGAAGCGGCGGAGTAAATACTGAATATCAATTACCAAGGAATTTATAATATATGGCAAAACCAAAATTACATAGAACATATTCAACGTTTATAGAAAATTCAGGTATAACTGATACCGCTGGCGATCCTGTACAAGATGCACCCGGAAGAGCCAATGAGGTACGTAGAGACACTGATACAGTTAAAACTCCTAGATGTACAATATATGATATTGACTATGCGATAATGTGGTACATACGAAATGCCATCCGGCCCCAAATTATAGAAAATGATAATACTTTAGATGTTCCTTTATCTTACGCAAATGGAGAAAAATGGAGTCAGATACAGAAACATGGTTATATGCGAGATTCAACTGGTAAGTTAATGACACCGTTAATGACACTACGGAGATCGACAATTACTGAACGAGATATGTTAAAGAAATTAGACGTTAATCTTAATCCCGCCGGCAATGCTCAATTAATGAAAAACAAATATACATTGGCTAATAAATATGATAGATTTAGCATGTTACAAAATTCAAAACCAACCGAAGAATTTTTTGTAACCGCAGTCCCAGAATTTATTGATGTTGCATATGAATTATTTATTTGGGCAGAATATGTAGAACAGTTAAATTCGATAATTGAACAGATCATGCCAACGGGTGGATTTGCTTGGGGTGATACATGGAAATTTACAACCTACATACAAGATTATACTTTTGAAACTATGAACGATATTGGTCAGGATAGAATGGTGAGAGCTACGTTACCATTACTAACAAAAGGTACATTATTAATGCAAGATGAGTTGCGTCAAGAAACTATGAAAAAGGCATATTCAGTCAAACGGATTTCTTTTAAAGGTGAGACTGAGACATTTAATGCAAATGTAACAAACCCTCCACCTGAAGGATATACTGATAATACGAATGGAAATTTCAAAAAACTTCTATAAAATTACAGAAAATAATTGGTTGGTTTGAAATATATTTCAATATTTATTTATGATTAGTTATTTTAAAAAAAAGGAATTATACGTTATGGCACAGGAAATAAAGTTTACGGATGAAGAAGTTAAACAAGTCTCTAAATTAAGAGATGCAAGTTCAAATAAAGTAGTTGAATTTGGACAGTTAAAGATTGAAATATTTTTAACAAAACAACGATTAGAAGAATTATATAGAGCAGAAGCTCAAGCAGAAGAAGATTTTAAATCGTTACAGGAAAAAGAAAAAGCTTTAGTTGAAGAATTAAATAAAAAATATGGCGCCGGAACACTTGATTTAGATAGTGGTACATTTAAGCCAGNAGAATAATATGTTTAACATTTAATGTACATATTTATTAATAAATTTAAAGAAATAAAAAGGAGTATATAATGGCCGAAAAAATTGTAAGTCCTGGCGTATTTACGAGAGAAGTTGATCAATCGTTTTTACCCGCAGGAATTGCTGCTATTGGCGCCGCAGTAGTAGGCCCCACCGTAAAAGGACCAGCAGGCGTACCAAAAATAGTAAGTAGCTATTCTGAATACCAACAAATGTTTGGAGACAAATTTATAAGCGGTTCTGGAGCATCAGAAAAATCAT